TTTGGGATGTTTTTATTTAGTTTAGTACGTATGCTTGATAGCTCTCTTGAACATCGCTTACATTCTGTTCTAAGATAGTTTCCACCACTAGCTTTACTAAAAGATGATAGAGGCAGTTCCCTATTACACTTTGAGCATGTCTTTGAATGCCCATCCTGTATCAATGTAGGTAAGTCACTAAAAAGTTCATGCTGCATTGTATAATCTTTGTGTTGTTACGGGGTGCCGCTTACCAGGTACGGCGATACTCTTCCGTGGTATCGGTGTTCGTCACGGATTGTAGGATACGGACAATTAATCCGTCTGACCTATGGCGTTACTACAACCAAATACCATAAGCAAGGTAACGGTGAACAACTACACGTATACCGAATAACCAGAACAATAGTGTGTTGGTGCCCCCAGAAAGACTTGAACTTCCGACCTTACGCTTACAAGGCGTCTGCTCTACCAACTGAGCTATGAGGGCATAGTGGTTGCCATTTTACTCCCTAATGGCAGGTCTCCTAGCTATCTATAACTGCTATAAAGCCGCAGGTTTCACTGTGTCTAGGACGTTGGCTATTTGAACCGCCCTATACCAACCGCTTACCGCAGTAGGCATTATCTATTCCTATACCGACGGTTAGCATAGGCGTGTGGTGTGTTTTGCTAATTAGTATACCCTATAATAAACACTAATAATTAGGGTACCTCCCCTCTAGCGCCTGATGGGGTGCGGGCAATAGACCACGACTTTTATTATACAGAGTTTGGCTCTATCAAGCTATCAGACTTCTCTGTGTTCCACTGTTGCATTTCGAACTACAAACAGCTACCCTATAGGTATAGTCACCTATAGTATTCATTACTTAGAAGATACACCCTTGGATTCGAACCAGTCCAACCAACTGAATGGGCTAAGCTAACCGTGCTACATTACGGACTAGGTGCATCATCGAAGTAATGGTATCCCCTGCAGGACTCGAACCTGCAACCTACGAATTAGAAGTTCGTTGCTCTATCCAATTGAGCTAAGGAGATTTGGTGCTAGAGGAGGGACTCGAACCCACGATCTGGACGTTATGAGCATCTGGCTTTAGCCACTAAGCTACTCTAGCGGTAGGGTTGTGCGTTTTAAGTGTCGCACCCCACTTCAGCTATATAGCACAGTTACATAATTAAGTCAACATCTAAATAGCTGTGATACGAAAGAAGTTCATTGTAACCACCTACGTATTCGTCATTATGCCAAATCTGTGGCAGTGTCACGAGTTCAGCTTTAAACATAAGCTTCTTCATAAACACGTTATCTTTGTAGTCAATAGTTTGATAGGCTTCCATGTTATCATTGAGAAACATCTTAGCCTTATCGCAGTAGATACAGTTATCTTTAGTGATGATGTAGTACATGTTAGCTCCTATCGAATTGGGCAGGCACCTGTAGCACAACCTTCTTGGTCAAGCTCTTCGAGAGTATTAGCTCTATCCAAGTCCAGCATACCAAGTGTAGATGTGTATGCTTCAAATACTTCCTTAGTCACAACCTCTTGCGGCAGGTATTCGTAGCCAAGGTCTTTAGCTGTCTTGGTTGGGTCATTACGATAGATGAATGACACACCCACATAAGTATCCCAATTAGCACTAAGCCAATCAACAATAGCAGGAACCTCAGATGGGTCGTAGCTGATAGTTACAGAGCAGTTGTGGTCTACATAGTTTTCCATGATAAGCTTATAGCGATCAAGCTGTGCTACAGCAGACTCAAGGTTAACTTCAACACCATCTACAACGTCAAACTTAACATCTTCATATGAAGCAGGAAGACGAACAAACACTGCATCTTTCATGGAGTCAAGCTCAAAGATGTGATAGTTAGCATCACGAAGCTGTTGGATCAACGGATCATGTTTACCGAACTTAACATTGTTGAAGATGTACTTACCAAGAGGTTTGTGAACACCCTCAGTAGTATCCATGATCTTGCCGAGCGTACCAGAAGGCTTAACCGTAGTCACCAGCTTAGCACGTGGTAGACCGAGTTCATCAGCCATAGAGTTAGCACCACTTACTGCGTACTCACGAATAGCAGCCCATGCAATAGCTTTATCTACGTGTTCCCAGCGTACAATACCAGTAGCACCAACACCACACAAACGCAAGAACTCATTAAGCTCATGCCAAGAACGCTGCAACACACCGTCGTCAAGGTTCACACAAGTCTGACGATAGTTGGCACGACCAACAAGATACATAGCTTCGTACAGTGCTACTTCGTTACCATTAAACTTACCAAGGTCTACCTCGACGAGGTTACAGAAACTCTTGTTACCCAGCAAAATCTCAGCACAAGGATTGACACCCTTAAACCAAGGTGCCCGCTTAATAGCAGCCTCAGCATTGATAAACCCTGGCTCAGAGCCACCCGCTTCTTGGATTTTCTGGAAGATGTAAAGCAACTCCCACTTAGATGGCTTGTGGTGGAACAGAATAGAGTTGTTACTCTGTGTGCGGTGGTGGTTGTTATGCAGCCAGTAGTCACGCTTAGCTACAATGAAGTCATCAATCTCTTGACTCTCAACATCCATAACAGCAATCTCTGCAGAGCGTCGAGACGACAAGATAGTACCAAGCCAGTTCTCAATGTCTAGGATATCCATCTGACGCAGAAGCTTTCCTGCACGATTACTAAGGATATCACAGATAGCTTTAAATGCTACGTGAATTTGTTCATCACCAGAGCTAATCCAGCCGTAGCCTTTGAGGCGTTCACCTGCAGGACGGATTTCTTGGTAGTTAAGCACAACAATATCAACAGGCTCTTTCATTGCCAACAGCTTGCCTGCAGCCTTAGCCCATGCCTCTGCGCTATCACCGATACGCAGTTCCCACACCTTCAAGCCATCGCGTATATAGAAGTGGCTGGTGTTATTCTCATACCCACGATTAGTACGAGTAGAGCGTACTGTTTCAACAGATACAGGCTTAGTGAAGCCATTAAGTGTACCAACAACTGGCTTAAAGCCGACACCACAGCCCTGAACAGCAGCCACAGCGAGTCAACTACATCGTGCACAGTCTCAATCTCACCGAAGCTACAATTGAACTGAGAGGCTTCACGTGTCTGCGATACATTAGTACCACCGAGCCACAGCGTACGACCAGATACGGTAGCCTTACGCTCTACCATAAGCTTACGCAGCTTAGCCAACTCCTGGTAGTCCTGTACACTAAGGTCAGCCTTCTTTGCGCGTCTCCACAGCCACTCTTGGTGCCCAATAACGCGATCAATAGTCTCTTCCCAAGTCTCAAATACAGTACCCTCCTCGTTCTTTGGACGGTTATAGGTACGCCGTGTAATAATCTCTGCTCGTGCAGAAACCTTAGTGTTCCGAATGCTCATGCTCTATCCCTTAATTCGTGTCACTACAATGTCAGAAACATCTACATCATCTAAGTCATGTAGTAGGTTCTCAACACTATCCGCAACATCTTGTTCGTAGTTCGTATTACAGGTGGAGAGGATATTGCTACTCTCGTCCACTTCAAGTTCAATGACAATATTAAATCTCATTGTTACACCAGTTCGCTCAGGTCAGGGGCTTTATAGTTTGGACCCTTGAGAATTTTACCATCGTCACGGCGAATAGGTTTACCATCCTCACCGAGCTTAGACATATTACTTGCATGTACAAGATCAAATGCCTCTTGAATAACGTCACGCCCAAACATAGCAATCGGTGTAGCCATGATCTTATCTGCACGTTCAATCATATCAGCAATAGCAGCCATACGATCTTCACTAACAAGGCCGATAGAACCAAGCACCTGAGTCAGTCCGAGCAAAGGAGTTACAACATACATAACATCTGCTGTCTCTTTCAGCACCTTTTCTCGGTCAACCTTATCAGCAATAAGCTCCAATCGAAGCTCTTCCATTTCTTCTTTAACTAGCTTTTCCCACAGAGCAATGTCTGTAGAGGCATCAAATGCACGAATAAACTCACATACTGCATCGCTCGTATCAAACTTAGACATATCAGTTCCTTGTATTAAATTGTTTATCTTCTAGCATATCTTTTAGCGTCTCACGCAGTGCCTGTACGCCTCCATAACGCATAAGTAGTCGTGCTCCGTAATACATAATCTTACGTGCATCGTACGCCTTAGTTGTACCAGCCTTCTCACCCCACCGCCATGCAGCTTTAAAGATATCCTTTAGGTGTAGAGAATCACCACCCCATCGTATTTGTGCAAGCCACTCCATAACATCATTCAGGGTTACAGCACCCGTAGGAAAGTCATAGTAGGTGCTTGATGCCCCATCTGATACAGTAGGTTTCTTCTCTGCCATGCTACTTATCCTTTTTACCGAATGTTGGCTTGATTACTTTTTTAGTTTCGTCTAGGTACTCTACAGCTACAGGATCGTGTTCTTCCTGTGTATTACCAGTAAAATCTTTTAGCGTTTCTTTGTAGTGTTTAAAGAGCTTCTTGTTAAGCTTTTCGTCAGATTGCATTAGCTTAAATGCTGTAGCTAGAAGTGTCAGTGTCGATATCATATCAACATGAATTTTATCACGTTCATCGTCTACTTTAGGGAAACCCATACCCACCCTAACATTAAGGCTATCACCATCAATGTATGGCACAAGCACTAGAGAGTACACGTTGTGTTCGTCGTCTACATCATATGTATTCACTTTTCACCTGCTACTTTATAGAGACGCTGCTTGCTATTATCTCGTACCAACTCCTTACCACCAGGTGCGGTCTTCATCGGTACACTGTGTGGCTTAGTCATACGCTTAAGCCCGACACTCTTATTGTTGCTATTGTTATTGCTCACTTGTCTCTCCTTGGTGTTTTAAGTTTCACGTTATCTGTAATAGGTGTACCAGTTTCTAGTAGCCATGATTGTGGAATTACTCTATGTGCCCACTGAAACCCGTTATCCTCACACCATTTGCTGTAGCATGTCTTTGATCCTTTGTAAAGCTTTCCTTTTGCATTACTGAAAACAAATCTGATATCAAGCTCAGGGTGTTGCTTTTTTACCTCAAGGTGTTTGCGTCTATCATCGGCATCAAACATACCTTTAGTTTCAATGATAATGCCATTATCTAAAACAAAATCTGGGGTATACTTTCTGTAGCTAAGGTCTTCCCACTCAATCGTATAAGCTTCATACTTGTAGCCAATACCCTGCTGAGACAAAAAAGCAGCAGCCTCCTTTTCGAGGCCACTGCGATATTTAGCTACAACGTGTTTACGCTGTGTCTTTGGTTTCATGTATCTGTGATACCCAATATGTTACCCAATCTTCTGTAAGCCCTTTGATAACATCTTTGGGTAAGTTATCTCTGGCTAGTTGCTCGGTGTCATACGGTCCATGCAGGATGTATTCCGTATAGCGGTTCTCTCGTACATAATACCCTGGCTTATGCTTCACTTGAAGCCCTGTGCTTTAGCCTCGTGCTCAGGTGCAACGTATACATATTCAGTCATAGCGCCCTCTTTAGTAGAAGCCTTGGTAACAAGCTTAGGCAACTCACGTACATTCGGCCAACAATCCTTGCGATAATTACAGAAACGACACGCATCAGGTACTACAAGATTACCCGTAGCCTTACCGTAGAATGTCTCTGCCTCTGCTTCAAAGCAACGCTTGAATGGCTCATCGTTATTGATGTAGTTAACAGTATTCTCAATCTGCTTGAGCACCTTGTCTACATCAGGATTAGCTTTGAGGTATTTGAACTCACCATTAGACTTGTTCAATACCCACCAGCCGCCTACCTCAACACCCTTAGCCTTAGCGTAAGCTACAAGCTGTGCAATATAGCCGAAGCTATCTCCTGCTTCCATGTGCTCATAGCTGTCAAACTTATTTGCGTAGCTCCAAGGTGATGCAGACTTAACATCATCAATGGCACCATCAAGCATCATATCATAGCTACCACGGATTTCGCTATCGCCTACCTTAAGATACACAGTCTCAGACTCGCCAAAGTCTACACCTGCTGCACGTAGCAAGCCCTTAAATACAGCTTCTGTTACGTCACCGATAAGCATCTGCATAAGGAAGAAGGGCTGCATAGGAGTAGCTGCTTCTGGCTTATTCTTATCATACCACAACTGGCATGTTGGACGGCCTAGGTTAGATACTCGCAGCGTGAAGTTACCATTACGTGATGGGCTACTAACTTGGCGCTTAAGTGCTTCCTTCACATCTGCGGCAACTTGGTCGAGGATATCATCACTAATATCACCCGACCCCGAAGCAACAGACTGAAGTAGCATATGAAGTGCTACCTCTGCTGG